CAGATCCGTGCATTGCGACGAATTGCGGACAAGGGAAAAGGATTTTTATGTGTTGACTACACACGCCTTGATGGGTCGTTGTCAGAGTTTCTGCAAAAGGAAATAATGATGAAGACTTATATGAGGTGGTGCCGAGAAGAACATCGAGCCGAATTGCAAGATCTTTTAAATAAGATATTTGTCAAGACGGCACGAACGTCACACGGCCTTAAATACGATCCCGGATTTGGAACTAGAAGTGGAAGTCCACCCACAACCGATGGAAACACCGAGATTTGTGCTTTCGTTGTGTATTGTGCTTACCGCCTCCTGGGCTATGATCGTGAAGTAGCGTTTGCTATGATCGACTTGGTCTATGGAGATGACGGGGCCTTTGCCAATGAAGACGGCTTGGAAGAAGCATTGGAAAAGGTGGCTGGGGAACTTGGCCTGAAGATTAAAATCATCATTGTGAAGAAAGGTGAACCCATTCCCTATTTGGGAAGGTATTTCATCGATCCAGCAACGACTGGTGATAGTTTCCAGGACCCCATAAGAACCATTTCAAAGTTACATTTGACCGCTAATAGCCAAGTACTCTCCGCACAGGCGATTGCTAACAAGGCATTAGGATATTTGGCAACTGATGCCAAAACTCCAATTGTGGGTACCTTTTGCAGGAAAATCCTTGAATTAACAGGGATCAGTACTGCTAAGGGGTTATTGCACGAAGAAGAGCATAAAATGTCCAATGCCTGGCCGCAACACGATTCTCATTTGATTCGTGAAAGCGTGGCAAACGTCCTCGGATTGACTGTTGTGGAGTTGAATAGAATGGACAGACTAATCTCTGAAGTGACCGCCCTGGAGCAATTTCCGGTGCTGTTAACGACTGAGCGACTCATCAAGATTGACGCCATCGTTGATGGTGAGTTAATTGTTGCAGGGCCTCATTTAAAGAGTGAGAATGTCAGGGAAACAACTTCAGACGACCAACCAACAACAAGTGGAAGCGAGGTATCAGGCGTGGCGGGGAACGGGGGCAGCAGCCATTCGCACAATAGTGTGTCAGATGGCAGTGAAGCACCTGGACTTCGAGGAAAAGTTCGGAAAGATGGGCTTGAACCTAGAAAGCGTCGACAGCGGCCTG